TCCGACCTTGCGCCTTCCCTTGTGTTTCTTTCTCTTTAAGTCCGCCTTACTCATCTTCACCAGGTCCCACGTACTCGTCCTTATGCTTCTCAGAAATTTCATTAGAGCATACAGGACCGCATAAAAAGTTATTTTCATATTTAAGAAAAGGATACCACGATTTAGAGAACGAATAGTTCCATTCATTGCCGTCAAACCATTCATCACAGTTGAAACACTTGAATTCAGGCGCCGTGCCTCCCTTAGGGCCAGGCCTGACTCTCTTCGGATCATAGTCAACTCCCTTCTCATACGCCACAGAGACCCTCGCATTCATCGGAGAATTCATCATCAAAGGTTTTAAACAGGTCCTTCTGCTTTGGTGGTTCCAGAAAATTCATGCTTCGCAATGGCACAGCCTTCTTGTGTAAAAACAATTCAGCTGTTGTATTCTTCAGTCCATGTCTTATGGCATCATCAACTTCACACGCATCCTCCCAGTCCTTGGGATAATTCTTCTGCATGTTTTTCCACTGATCATTGTGATGATAAGGACACCCTATGCACGAGGACTTGCCTGGCATAGGATGTTTTTTAATGTCACGGTACCACTGTAAGCAGTCCGCTCTCGACATCTTCATTTCGATCAATGGCCAACGGGATTCCAACCATGGAAGCCTTGCTTTTTTCATTCTCATTGCTTCATCTGTGGATATGCCGATCCATTGTTCGACGATTGTTCCTTTCTTGACTCGGTGTCGTGGTTTGATGCCGAGTAACTCCCTCATCTTTTTCTGGATGGGGATAACTTTATAATCATGTGTGCACTGCCTGTAGAGCATTCCAACCTTTCCACCAGGTCGCGCCGCGAATAACGGAGGATTTGGCACCCTTCCTGCGAAAGATTTCCATTCCTCATTCCCCCCTTTAATGGGGTTGGCCGCACGAATAAGATCCTCTCTTAAATTGCTTCTTTCCACCGTGTAGATTGGGCAAATCGTGATGGCTTTCTTGAGATACTCCACGTGCTCGTAGACGAAGGATGGTTCCCATCCAGTGTCAGCGAATATCATGCAGTCAGGCTTGTGTTTCGTCAGTCCTTCTTGCGCCATGAGTGCCAGACAGGATGACTGAACCCCTGCTCCGAGCGAAAGTACGCGCATTGCTGGCTCTTTTTCGTTTCCTTCCTCGTCCTTGTAGACTGGCTCATGCGTTGCCGCAACCGCCGCCATGTTGTTGAGCTTCTTGCGGTCAACTTTGTGAGACATCTCTTCCAAAAGTTTTCTTCTCTCATACTCCATCTGCTCCTGATTTATTGCAAATCCTGGTTTAGTGGGGCTATTAGTGTAGCCTTTCTTCTTTTTTCCCTGTTCCCTGTAGCCTACTCTTCTATTCATTATTTCTTCCTATATTATATACCATTTTATGCCTTAAATCAATCATTTTGCGTGACCCCAACTTTGGTCAACTTTATACTCCACTTTGGAAGGAACTTCAAGCGCTACGCAGGTCTCCATAATTTCCTTGATTTTTTCTCCCTCTTTTCTATCCTTGACACTGCAGTTAAGTTCATCGTGAACCTGTATGAGAGGGACAATCCCCAATTCCTCATGCACATCAACCATGGCTTTCTTGGTTTGGTCTGCCGCGGAACCTTGAATCAACCTGTTAAGGGCTTTATAGGTTCCGGCCCTCTTTACTGTGGTGTACTCTGCTTCCGCCTGTTTTAGCGGCAAAGCTTTATGAAATTCCCTGGTGAACCATGAAGGTTCATAGAGATCAAATCTGCATTTCCTACCCAGGAGTGTCCTAATGGTACCCACGGCACTGGCTCTGTTCATCACGTCTTCCAGCATTCCCTGCATGAAAGGAACCTTGATTCTAAATTCTTTTAAAATATTCTTTGCTTCCAATGGTGTGATGTCCAAATCAACGGCCATCTTCTTGTATCCCATTCCGTACATAACCCCCAGACCTATGGTCTTCGCCAGTTTTCTTGGGATGTCAGCCATGTCAGCGGTCTGCTGATGAAAGTCCAAGTCTTTTTCCTTATAGGCTTGTTGAACTTCATGTGCTCCGTCGTTCTTATTAAGAACAGCAAAATGCGTAAGGAGCCTAGGTTCCTGCTGGGAATAGTCGGCTGAAAGCCACTCCTCTCCTTCTTCTGGTATGAAAATCTTTCTTATTTCTACACCCATTTCTCCTCTTATAGGAATCTGTTGCAGGTTAGGACAATACATGGAAAATCTTCCTGTGACTGTTCCTCCTGTATCACTCCTTATCTGGTTTATATGGGCATGTATTCTGTCATTGTGTATGTATTTTGCGATTCCATCTATGAATGTTCCTTGCAACTTATTAAATACTCTTGCTTTTGTAATGAGTCTAGGAAGTTCATGCGCATGTGTTTCCAGGAATGTCTGAGTAAAGCTGGGAGCGTTCGTCTTCTCCGTCATAGGATATTCCAGGTTAAGTGTGTCAAACGCCTTCGCAACTGACCTAGCTGACCACAGATCCACATAAAATCCTGTTAGATCTTTCACTCTCTTTAAAATTTTTTTCTCTTTGTTTTTAAGCTTGCTCTTTAAAGTAAAGGCTTTTGTCATATCGACTCTTACGCCTTTCCTAGTCATATTGAATATGACATTGATAAGTCGGCATTCTATGTCGTATATACCTTGAAGAGAGTCTTTTTCTATTTCAATCTTTAATCTTTCATGCAATTGTAAAGTTAGCCTAGCATCTGCCTCAGCATATTCCCCTACAAATTGTGCATTCATCTTATACATTTCACTCTTAGGATCCAACCCCAGTTCCGCCGCAGCTTTCTTAAGGGTAGCTTCGTTTTTATATTCTCCTAGATATTGAGATGCTATGCTGTTTAATGCATAAGAAAATCTATTCTCATCAATGAGAGCTGCCGCAATCATTGTATCATGTATGTATCCTTTCACTTCTATTCCTATTCTCCACAGCCACCCAATGTCATACTGCGCATTATGAAACACTTTGTCTATTGAATCGTCTTCACATACAGATTTAATGTATTTTAGGACAGCTTTCTTGTCCATATTTCCACCACCGTCATGATCAATAGGATAATAAGCACTGAATTGACCGTCAGATATGGCAATGCCTATGACTTTGCCTATTCCTCTAGGCCAACCTGGGCCCATTTTCTTCAGATCCGTATCACATGTTTCCAAGTCAATAGCCACTACAGGATGACCCTTCATGGATGGAAATTCAGTAGGGTGAACCCACTCTGATTTTATGGTATTAGCGAATATGAATTCATTTTGTTTCATTTTTTTCCTCATTAAGTTTTTTGATGTGTTCCCACGTTTCTCTTCCTCTTCTCATTCCTTCATCGTCCGGATACTGATCCTCTAGGAGCAGTTCGGCATAGTGGATAACTTTTTCTATGTCCTGCTTTCCACCCTTTATGCTGTGCCTGGTGATGTATTTGACGATGTTTCCTTCATACCAGCCAAGCTTGTTCCTGACTATGTAATGACTCGGTTGTATGGCCATTCTCTTATAGTGATCCCCACCTACTTGTTTCTTGTGGGCGCTCATATTTCAAACCCCCCATAACTTTGTGAATCCACGATGTGCAGCTGTCTCTTTGCACGCGTGACTGCCACATAAAAAGCCCTATTAGTGTCATCAGGATTAATTGCCATCTCCTCCTGGTTGGCAGGTGACAGATCCGTTAAAAGCATGACATTATCACATTCACCACCCTTCGCCATGTGAATGGTGCTTAAGCTTATATTAGGTTCGGTAGATAAAGTCGGATTGATTTTTTCTAAGGACTTTATATAGTTGATATTACTGGATCCTATTTTTTCAAATACTTCATCCCAGTGCTCACTTGAAGTGCACAAACCATGATTCATAACTAATTGTTCCAGATCATAAGTTTCATCTTCATTTAATGATTTCAATCCTTTATAGCCATGTGCTACTCCAGTCTTGGTTGGGAGATAGCTATAAATATATCCCACTTCCTCGTAAGAAAGGTTTTCGCCTTTTTGTAATTTTTTCCATGCGTCCACTGCTGATAAAATTTCTTCATCCACCGGAAGCTTGTTCTTTATCTTGTAAGGCAGTCCCTTGTACTGCAAGTTTTCCTCAATTTCCTTGAACATGTAACCACAGGTCGCGAGAACCAGCCATTTGCCACTGCTCAGATCAACTGAATCAGCGAATGAATGCAGTTCCACGAGACCTTTTTCTTTCCTTGGGTTCCATATCTTTTCTCTTCTGTTGCCAATGCGACTCACTATTGAAGATGCAACTTCATGCACGGCTTGCGGGCATCTGTATGAGTACTTCAACGTGGTCACTTTTCCTTTAAGATTGATAAAATATTCTATGTCCGCACCGGCCCACCTGTATATTGCCTGATCATCATCACCGCTGATATAAACCCTCTTTGCATTTTTCCATATTTTTTCACACATGCTCCATTGCAATCTGGTAAGATCCTGTGCTTCATCTATGAAGACCACCTCTAACTTAGGAGTAGGACCAAATTTT